CTGTGATTCAGAGAGTTCGCTATGAGGCGAAAGCTCATTCACCACAGTGGACAGTCCAGGACGGTTATGTCAGCCAAGGTCGTACGTTTATTCCAGGTTCGACATCATCATGGCGAAAATCCGTGAACAGAGGAGAACCAGGCAGTTTCATTCCAGATTTTGAATGGAACTTACCCGACATATCCTCCAAGAAATGGCTTAACTTAGCCGCTCTTGCACGGATCAAGCTATGAAAACTTCTTAACCTTGAGGTAAAATACGATGACATGGTCACCTGATTCCTCCACTACTGGAGGCACCGTCACCGGGCTCACGACCCCAACATATGGGATTGTCGCGGACCTGGCTCCGGAGCAGAATGGCGTTCAACATGCAGTCACCTCTTTGGGTGGCACGCAGACGAACGTCAGGACGCATTCCGTCTCTGACCCTTTCACAGTTACGTTCTACAAGCCGAAGAACCCGAAGGCTCTTCCCTCGCCGAACCCTGTGACAGGTCGTTACGGGGCTATTCCGAAAAACACCTTCGGACTCATCATCCGAAAGGGCGTTAACTATGCCGCCAATCAGGCTCCAGATATTGCTACGGTACGCTGTGAATTCAGCATACCCGCAGGATCTGACAGCTATGATAGCGTCAACCTTAAGGCCATGGTGTCCTTCCTTGTCGGTCTACTCAATGAAGAGTCGAACGACCTGGCTGAGTCGCTGATCACGGGCATCGTTTGAGGCGAAAGCCTTCTCTCGATGTCCGTTTTCTGCTTCTCGTAGCTAGTCTTGTTGCATATTGGCTTTATGGGCCTAATGAAACACTTCTAGCTATCCTTCGCGCGTTGATCTTCTGAGATCTCTGCGCCGAGGAGGAATAGGAAATAGCTACGTAATGGGAGAGATGTTATGCAGATTTCTGCTGATGCTCTTTACTCATGCCTGCTTGACGACTTGAAGGATCAAGGACTGGATGGTTCACAAGAACCTCCATACTTGGGCCTAACAACCAAGCTTGCTGCGGCTTCTAATATCAGGCGGTCCCTCCTGAAGAAATTACAGGCGGATAATACCGAGGTATTAGATAGTCGTGCATTACTGAAATTCCTTACTTCGAATTTTTCTTGTAAGGAATGGGAGTTGCAGGATGACTCAGACGAAGACCAGTTACTTTATGGCGAATTAAAGCGCGCCATATATGATTTCTGGTTTCCGGCTGGTCAGCCGCTGATTGGGAACGACCAGATGATCTTTGATCATGCTGGTGTCGGACCTGGTTCAGCTGTTGGTGCGCTTGGCAGTGACTTTTATTCAAAGTTATTTGCCAGCCCGCTGTCTTGTTCGAGCGCTTACGTATACAAACTGTATACGGACTGCATTTCAACCTTCCCTGACTGGGATAGTGCGGAGCAATTCCGTTCGCTCAGTCACGGTTCTGCGAATGTAGTTGCAGGTAGCCGCTTGAGCTTTGTTCCGAAGGATAAGACAGTCTCCCGTGTGATTTGTGTTGAACTTAATTTGAATATGTTTTTCCAATTAGGTATAGGCACGATTCTAGAACGGAGAATCCATACTTACTTCGGTAAGTATCTTAAGGACCAACCGTTCAAAAACAGGGAGCTAGCTAGACTCGGGAGCCAGGGCTTTGGGCCAGTCACTATTGACTTGTCTTCAGCTTCTGACTCGATGTCATTGAAGATGCTAAAGTACATGCTTCCGAGATCTTTTTATGATCTCTTATGCAGGTTCCGAAGCAAATCCACTGATATACCGGGGCTAGGCTATACAGAATTAGACATGGTATCTAGTATGGGTAATGGTTTTACATTCCCCTTACAGACCATGTTCTTTTCCTGTATTGTCCTTGCGGCGGCTCGTGTTGCAGGCATTAAACTGCGGCATGATTCGCTCTACGGTAAAGACGCTTGGGGTGTATTTGGCGATGACATAATCTGCGATGAATCCATCAAAGATAATGTCCTTCGCCTTCTACATCTCTGCGGTTTTACTGTAAACAAGGATAAGACCTTTGTTGAAGGTCCTTTCCGAGAGTCCTGTGGTTCTGACTTCTTTTTAGGTCGGAACATCCGGGGTGTTTATGTAAAACACCTGGATTCAATGCAGAAGCTCTACGCCGTAATTAACCAGCTTAACCTGTTCTCAACAAGAACAGGCATAGTCCTTCGCAAGACTGTCGGTTACCTACTTAATTTTGTTAAGTGGAATCCCGTGCCTTGCTGGGAGAATGATGATGCCGGCATACGTGTTCCGTTTTCTCTGGTACGTGTCACCCATCCTCGCAGTACGATACTACATGGTTCGTTATTGTACCATGCATACCGTGCTCGAGGGAGGTTCATGCGAATCGGAGATTCGGCCATCTTTGTTGGCAAGCATCATAAGCCGCTTATCTATAACCCGGAAGGGTTGTTCATAAGCTTTTTACGTCGTGCGGTTAACTCAAGTTCTATATCTGTCAGGCTTGACAGAACTAGATACGAGAGGAAGCGCTGTGTAGCCCCAAACTGGGATACACATCCTGCGGGCCACCTTCTTGATGGGTGGTTCGATTGGCAG